TTAACCGTCATAGTGACGGCACTGGTAACGAGGAAAGACCTCTGCGAGGTACGAATCCGAACCGGCCAGACGGAGGTTGCTGTCTTCGTAGACTACGAATCTGAGAAGTAAGAGTGACCAGGCGAGGGAGAAATCCCTCGCCACCTCTGATGTGTCAGGCATCCTCAACGCACCCGCACTTACCCCGTTTCGGCAGACTTTGTTTTTTCCTGGCATTCTGGTTTACAATTCGCGCGTCAGCCTGAACAACTGGCACCTGCTGCGTCACCGGAGAACCCGATGGCGCAACATATAAAATCCCACAATTCTGAAGTCGATCCGACCATTAAGCGGGGGCGGCGTTCACACGTATTTAAAACTGACTGGTACCAGCATGACCCATGCACTGAAGAACAGGCCGAATGGCTGATCCAGTGTTACCGCAGGCGCGGATATGAGTTTGAGAAAGCCCTCAGCTTCGATCGTCGTCACTGGATAATCTCCGTCAGGCTCCCTTATTCCGAACGCCCACCGCGTCCGTCCCGCACATTCCAGCAGCGCATCTGGAGGTAACGTGCGGGTATTACTTCGACCTGTTCTGGTACCGGAACTCGGGATGGTGCTCCTTAAGCCGGGCCGTGAATCAATGTCAGCATTCCATAACGGCAGAATATTGGTGGAGCCGGAACCGAAAAACATGCGCGGTCTGCCGTCCGGAGTCGTTCCTGCCGTTCGCCAGCCGCTGGCAGAGGATAAAACATTACTGCCATTTTTCAGCGATGAGCGGGTTATTCGTGCAGCAGGTGGTGCAGGTGCACTGTCTGACTGGTTATTACGTCACGTGAAATCCTGCCAGTGGCCACACGGCGATTATCATCACAGCGAAACCGTCATTCACCGTTACGGTACCGGCGCGATGGTGTTGTGCTGGCACTGTGACAACCAGCTGCGCGACCAGACATCAGAATCACTCGATCAACTTGCTCAGCAGAATCTGGCAGTCTGGATGATTGATGTTATACGTCACGCAATAAACGGTACGCAGGAGAGGGAGTTATCGCTGGCCGAATTATCCTGGTGGGCGGCCTGCAATCAGGTGGTGGATGCACTACCTGAGGCAGTAGCGCGTCGTTCGCTGGGATTACCGGTGGAAAAAATCCGCTCCGTATACCGTGAGAGTGACATCGTACCGGGAGAACAGACAGCCATCAGCATACTGAAGCAGCGCACAAAAAATATTGCGCTGCCACTTCACGTCCACCAGCAACAAAATCCACCACAGAAAAAAACGGTTGTCAGTATCGCTGTTGATCCGGAGTCTCCTGAATCGTTCATGAGGCGGCCTAAACGTCGCCGTTGGGTTAATGAGAAATACACGCGCTGGGTAAAGACACAGCCGTGTGCGTGTTGTGGTAAGCCTGCTGACGATCCGCATCACCTGATTGGTCATGGTCAGGGGGGAATGGGGACAAAGGCCCACGATATTTTCACGCTACCGTTGTGCCGGGAGCACCACAACGAACTTCATGCAGACCCGCTGGAGTTTGAGAAAAAGTACGGCTCTCAGATTGAGTTAATTTTTCGTTTTCTTGATCACGCCTTTGCGACTGGCGTGCTCGGGTAAAAGAGGTGACTGATGCTCATAGATTTGGTTTTACCTTACCCGCCGACGGTGAACACTTACTGGCGACGCCGTGGCAGCACATATTTTGTATCAAAAGCCGGGGAGCGTTATCGCCGTGCAGTGGCGCTTATTGTTCGCCAGCAGCGGCTGAAATTAAGCCTGTCCGGACGGCTGGCAATAAAAATTATTGCAGAGCCACCGGATAAGCGTCGTCGTGACCTGGACAACATTCTGAAAGCACCGCTGGATGCGCTGACGCATGCGGGAGTGCTCATTGATGACGAGCAGTTTGATGAAATCAATATTGTACGTGGTCAGCTTGTTCCTGGTGGTCGGCTGGGTGTGAAGATTTACAAAATTGAGAGTGAGTGAGCGTAAATATGATATATCCGGAAATTACAGGCAAAAGCGGCGAACATTTACGCCTGAACACGCTGGAAGCAGTCTGGATCCAGGGGAAATTACGGATGTGGGGGCGGTGGTCGTATATCGGTGGGGGTAAATCCGGAAATATGTTTAACCGGTTACTGGTTTCGAAAAAGCTGACGAAAACAGCAGTTAATGAAGTTTTACGCAGAATGAAGAAATCCGGGCTGGATAAACCGGAACTTGAGGCATTTTTTCGGGATATGACCAGAGGGAAGCAGAAGAGCTGGTTGTCACATTGTACAGACACAGAGGCGTTGATTATTGATCGCGTTATCAGTGAGGTGCTTGGGGAATATCCCGGACTAATCAATATTCTCCGGCAAAGGTACGAAGGACGGGGAATGAGCAAACTGAAAATGGCCGAAAGGTTAAATGCAGATCATCCTGAGTGGACGTTGGTTACGTGCAGACGCCGAATTGATCAGTGGTTGGGGATATCTGAATTTATGTTACATGCCCCCATGCGTATGGCTTTTGTTACAGAGAAAAAAATGTTGCAAACTGATCAATAAACTGCTTCAATCCGTATAAGCTTCGCAAGGCTGTATCGCGAGGCGAAACGCAAGTTTTTTCGCACAAGGAAGCCACCGGAAGGTGGTTTTTTTGTGTCCGTAATATACAGCAGCGCAATAAATTCGCTGGTGGTTATTAATACCGTTCTTTCAGCTTGCTGGCTTTTTCGACAAGAGTTATTGGTGTGTCACGTTAACCGGAAAAGGGGAAAAGACATGCTGAAACAGCAGGATATGACAGAAACCGCCAGAGTGGTGTTTAATGAATTAAGCGTCACCGAACCGGCGACAGTCGGGGAGATTGCACAGAATACGTACCTTTCACGCGAACGCTGTCAGTTAATACTGACCCAGCTTGTTATGGCGGGTCTGGCAGACTATCAGTTCGGTTGTTACAGACGCCTTCAGTCCTGAAGGCTTTTTTATTTGTGGTAAATGGGCGGCTGGTGGGTGTTAGGGGCACTCACCAGCCATCTGCTCATGCGTCTGGATCACAAGCAAACCTCAGGCCCACTGCTTTGCGCAAAAGCAGAATGAGCCTATCAGAGACAGGCTTAATGATCCATGCTTAACACTGTAAAAATATCCAGTTGTGAGTTAATCAACGCCGACTGCCTGGAATTTATCCGGTCGTTACCCGAAAATTCTGTTGACCTGATAGTCACGGATCCGCCGTACTTTAAAGTGAAGCCTGAGGGCTGGGATAACCAGTGGAAGGGCGACGATGATTACCTGAAGTGGCTGGACCAGTGTCTTGCGCAGTTCTGGCGGGTGCTGAAACCTGCCGGAAGTCTTTACCTGTTCTGTGGCCATCGCCTGGCATCTGACATTGAAATCATGATGCGTGAACGCTTCAGTGTGCTGAACCATATTATCTGGGCGAAGCCGTCCGGACGCTGGAACGGGTGCAACAAGGAAAGCCTGAGGGCGTATTTCCCCGCCACAGAGCGCATTCTGTTCGCGGAACATTATCAGGGGCCGTATCGTCCGAAAGATGCCGGGTATGAGGCGAAGGGCAGGGCACTGAAACAGCATGTGATGGCACCGCTGATTGCTTACTTTCGTGATGCGCGTGCTGCCCTGGGGATAACGGCAAAACAGATTGCTGATGCCACAGGAAAGAAAAACATGGTGTCGCACTGGTTCAGTGCCAGTCAGTGGCAGTTACCGAACGAAAGCGATTATCTGAAATTACAGGTGCTGTTTGCCCGGGTGGCAGAAGAGAAGCATCAGCGGGGTGAACTGGAAAAGCCCCACCACCAGCTGCTGGAGACGTATACTTCACTGAACCGGCAGTATGCGGAACTGCAGAGTGAATATAAGCATCTGCGGCGGTATTTTGGCGTGACGGCGCAGGTGCCGTACACGGATGTGTGGACGCATAAACCGGTGCAGTACTATCCCGGGAAACATCCGTGCGAAAAACCGGCAGAAATGCTGCAGCAGATAATCAGCGCGAGCAGTCGTCCGGGTGACCTGGTTGCAGATTTTTTCATGGGGTCGGGTTCGACAGTCAAAGCCGCGATGGCGCTGGGGCGGCGTGCAACTGGCGTTGAGCTGGAGACTGAACGTTTTGAGCAGACGGTCAGAGAAGTTCAGGATTTAGTCAGTCAGAACGGATGATATTGCAGGATTAGTTACGTACCGTTATTATCCTGCGCCCGGCCCTTTAGCTCAGTGGTGAGAGCGAGCGACTCATAATCGCCAGGTCGCTGGTTCAAATCCAGCAAGGGCCACCATATCACATACCGCCATTAGCTCATCGGGACAGAGCGCCAGCCTTCGAAGCTGGTTGCGCGGGGGTCGAGTCCTCGATGGCGGTCCATTATCGGTACACTGCGTTGTTAGCTCAGCCGGACAGAGCAATTGCCTTCTAAGCAATCGGTCATTGGTTCGAATCCAGTACAACGCGCCATATTTATTTACCAGGCTCGCTTTTGCGGGCCTTTTTTGTATCCGCGCCACGCCCGGCGCATATCAACCACAGAGCCTTTCGGGGGTGAGCTTACGGAGTGGTCAGTGTGACTTTCTCTGTGGGCAGATCGCTCCCGGGCGTTGGCTCACCCACCCAAAGGAACGTCACGATGTTTGGTATTTTCAAAAAGAAAACCCGCAGAGCGGCAGCGGAAATTAAAAAGTTTGAGAAACGCGATCTGGCACAGGCGGTTATTAATGCTGCCTACCTGGTAGCCTATGCAGATGGTGAATGTGAGGCTTCAGAGAAAGCGAAGATCGAGCAGGTCTTGCGTAACCAGCCTGCGTTGTCCGCGTTTACGTCAGAAATTAATGCCATCAGTGCCACGATCACAGGTCAGCTTGACACCAACTTTAAAATTGGTCGTCGATCGGCGTTGCGTGAAATTGAAGATGTGAAACACGATACGCGTGAAGCGGAAGATGTGCTGGATGTGGCGGTGGCCATTGCTGAAGCAGATGGTGAAATTGAGCCGGAAGAGCGTAAGGTTCTGGAAGAGATTGCTGGTGTTCTTGGCCTGCGACTGGAGAACCACCTGTGACGGTAAAACTGCGTCTGGCCGCTGTGGCACTCCTGCTGTTTCTGGTGGTGATGGTGGATTTCACCAGCAGGATCATGTCGGTGCTGGCGGATGGAGTGCTGGTGGTCGGCATTGTGGTGGTGCTTTTTCCTTTGGTTAAAAAGGACATGCCAGGTAGTTAGCCGGGTATCAGTCATGCCCCGAAAATTTTAAATGTCTCACAATTCAGACGGTTGACAGTTGTCTGCCCGACTGAGAATTTGTTAAAAAAATCCTGCATGGTGAATCCCCCTGTGCGGAGGGGCATATCAGCGACAGGTGTTTGGTTACATCCCTTATCCTTTCTGTGCGGGTTCAGGTGCTGATACTGAACTCACCGGGAGGCACCCGGCACCATGCGCATGATGATACAGATACGCAGCGTCAGCCCCTCTCCGGAGGGGCTTTTTTTATGGGCAAAAAAAGCCCGCGCTGGGAGACGCGGGCGGCAAGGAATAAACAACAAAACGTGAAGTAATATTTCAGCTGGCGAATAATACCCCATGGTAATCACTCTGCGCAACTGCGCGGCCTTTTTCGAATTGCGGGCTGTAAGTCTCCCTTCTGCCATTGTCCTGTAACTTCCGGACTTCAGCCCGCTCTTTATCTGATTCAGTACACTATCCCGGCCGGGAGGATTCATGACATTTAAACACTACGATGTGGTCAGGGCGGCGTCGCCGTCAGACCTTGCTGATGCACTTGCTCAAAAAATTCGTGAAGGATGGCAACCATACGGCGGGCCGTTTTCTTCGTATACGGATGATGGCGCAGCACTTATTCAGGCGATTGTCGCAGAAGGTGATGTGAGCACACCTGTTGTGGTGAAGCCGACAGGTGGAGAAGGTGCAGTAATCAGTGCCACCAGCGACCCGGAGTATTACTTTGTTGTGGTTCTGGCAGGGCAGTCAAACGGCATGTCGTATGGTGAAGGTCTTCCGCTGCCGGAGACATATGACCGTCCGGAGCCGCGTATTAAGCAACTGGCGCGTCGCAGTACGGTGACACCGGGTGGTGCAGCATGCAGATATAACGACATCATTCCGGCGGACCATTGTCTGCATGATGTGCAGGACATGAGCCGCCTTAACCATCCGAAAGCGGATCTGTCAAAGGGGCAGTACGGAACCGTGGGGCAGGGGCTGCATATCGCCAAAAAACTGCTGCCGTTTATACCGGCGA